ATCTTCCATGAAGATTGCATATGTCTTTCTCCCCTCATGTTCATCTTGAGGGGTTACTGTACCTGTCCACAGGTATAGTACAAAAATTAATTTTGTTAGCATAACTAAATTGATTTACTTAAAATGGGTTTATACATTTTAAGTCAAGGGCTAGCAAGAGAGGGAAAAAAAATAAAGAAGAGTTATTTACTCTTCTTTATTGTTAGCTCACCATGGACTTTGACTGCATAGACAAATCCATTGGTGCTTGCCTTAAGATCTACAAGGTAGAGCTTACCAGGCTTCAAAGCTTTAGCTTTGGATTTGCTAATCACAAAAGGCTTCATGCCGTTGGGATAGCAGATCACACTAGTTTTAGAATGAGGGTTAGATATAACCCGAGTTATAATACTATTCATAATATATAATTTAAATTTTATATTATGACAAGGGCTAGCAGCACAGCTGTCTTATGTCAGAGCTTGTGATGACATGACAGCTAGTGTGACATGCACAGCATGGCACAGTCATAGAAACATTTTCTGCCAGGAAAATTTTTCTTAGACAGATGGACAAATTTATTTGGCCAGCTGGCTTGACTGGGGGGTACCACCAGCCGAGCGGAAGGGCCGGGGGGTCTGGAGTGAGGCCCCATCACAACCTCTAATATACTATGGTACCAGTACCGGAAATTTTTTGTATATTATAGTATGGAAATAATTTTGAAAATACAGAGTGAGGAGTATTCTATCTCTAGAGAGTTAGATAATCCAGATGCAGATAATGTTATGTTTGCTATAGAGAGTTTGGTAAGTAAAGTCCCGGGACTTGATACTGATGCCATAGAAGAGTATATTATAGCCTGGGCTGAAGAAATTCAAAATAAAAGATTAATTTAGCTGTATGAAAAAGGTTGACATGGGTAAGTATGTGCTCCTTGTAGGTAAGGATGCTACTGAAATATTTGATTATTACTCTGTAGAAGAGATGCACGGGTTAAATCTTAAAGATGCCATAGCAGAGGAAGTAGATAAGACTGTAGGTAATGGGGTGTATATGTATGGGTGGACTAACTATGATCCAGCTGATAAGAAACTTACAGCAAAGGCTCCATACAAACCGTTCTTGTTTTTGAACTTAGGTGCATTCAAAAGATATTCTACTACAGAGAAAGCTACAGCTGTTATGCATGAAACTATGCATATGAGTATTCTACTAAACAACTGGAACATCAAAGATAAGGAAGAAGAAGTGATCACATTTGCAGAAGAAGAAGCCAACAAGATAATTGATAAACTAGGCTTTGATAAAAAAGAAGAGCCGAAGAAAGGTTTCTTTAAAAAATAAAAAAATAATCTATACCTTTACAGAGTTCATAATTTATTGGTTTAATTGATTAATAACTGAGAGCCCCAGAAACATCTGGGGTTTTTAGTTTCAGAGATATGGAAGAGCACTTAGTAAAATACGTACACCCTACAGGATTTTGGTATAAAGACATGGCCATATACTTACACCTGGATTCTATAGAACTTAAAGATTGGTTAATTAACTTTCTAAGAGATTATCAGGATAAAATGATTTATGATCTAGGTTGTGGTACTGGTTATTATTTAGCTGAGTTGCATAAGGCAGGTCATAAAAAATTACTGGGTATAGAAGCAGAACCCTGTAAGCTCCATGATGAATTTCCAATACTTGCATTTAACCTTACTGATCCTATAGAACTTACAGAGAAAGGAATAGTAATTTGTCTAGAAGTGGGTGAACATATTCCTGATGATTACGAGCATATGATACTTGACAATATTGCAAGCTTGTGTGATAGTTGGTTAATACTTTCATGGGCTCTTCCCGGTCAGAGTGGTGTAGGTCATTTTAATTGTAAATCTAATCAGTATATAATTACTCAGATGGAATCTAGAGGGTTTGAGTTTATTTCTGATATTACAAATGAAGCTAGAATGCATCCAGTAGGAGTAACAGGTTATTTCCAAAAGACACTTATGATATTTAAAAGATATGAATGTTGAGATTTTTACTGTAATAAAAGATGCGGAATACATCTTACCTTTCTACCTAGAACACTACACTCGTAATTTCCCAGACTGTAAGATTAACATCTTTGACAATGGTTCTACAGATTCTAGTATTGATCTATGTAAAGAAGCTGGTTGTAACATTATTCCTTTTTTTGATTTTGTACCCTTAGTAAAGGAGCACTACCTTACAGATCTTAAGAATAATGTTTGGAAAACTTCAAAAGCTGATTGGGTTATTATTTGTGACGTTGATGAGTTAATTCAGATTAATAGTGATGACTTAGTAAATCTTGTTGAAGTTGACATAGTTCAATTTAGAGGTTTTAATATGGTAGATATAAATGATAAGAAAGATCCTAAATTATTTACTCATGGTCTTTCCGCGGGCATGTATTGCAAAGCTTGTTTATTCAGACCAAGTATAGAAGAAATAAACTATACTTCAGGAGCTCATGGTTTTGAACCTGATTCTAAATACAAAATCTCAAAGTTTCAGTATAGACTGTTTCATTATAATAGATCCTGGTTCAATCTTGAGAACTTTTATGTGTGCCATAGTTATCACCCTAAAGAGGTAGTCAAAGATTTATACCTTAAAAGTTTAGAAAAGGTACGCAAGTTAAAATAAACTTTATATATTTGTTTTCAAGATAAACTATATGAAGTGACATTAGAGTTAAAAAAGTTATGGTTGCTTGTTGCAGAGAAATCAGACTCTAACTTAGAAGCTCGTATGGTTTATGATGAATTACTCAAACAACTCAATATGTCAAAGGAAACAACTGTGTTAGCTATCACAGAAACAGAACAAGGATTAGAAGTAAGAATTAGTGAAAAGGCTTATGGTAATTTAGCTATCATAGGTTTAGTAGAACAGATCAAGTTTAACTTGCTGAACACTGAAGAAACTCCTGAACTTGACAGATCAAAAATTAACACAGATCAAAAGTATGACGCATAAAAATACAAGTAACAAATTAAAATCAACAAATATGAAACCGTTTAGTTTATTAAGAGGGAGAAGAATTATTATCAATGTCCCTGAGAGAAAAGAATCAGCAATCAAGTTAAGTGAGAAAGACCAAGATGCTATAATGTATGAGGCAATGAAAGCTTGGTTGAAGTTGACAGTCTATGCAGTAGGAGATAAGTGTGAAGATATCAAAGAAGGAGATATAGTATACATTCCTTATGCATCATTGGAACATTCTGAGAAAATAGATATTGATGGAACAGTAAGATTGATCTTGAATGAAGGTGATGTTGCTATAATCTGGTAATCATGAATATTAAAACTCCTTGCCCAACAGCAGCAGAAATAGATTGGAATAAAAGAATTGTCCACTTGGATGAAGGACCAAGACCTGAATACTACGGGGGTAAAGATAATCCTTATGAAGTTTTCCGAGTGCTAGAAGCTTGGGAATTGGATAATGATTTCTACTTAGGTAACGTGATTAAGTATTTAGCTAGAGCTGGTAAAAAAAATAAATCTACAAAAAAAGAGGATTTACAAAAAGCTTTAGTATATTTACAAAGAAGAATTGATAATTTATGATGCTTAAAGGTATTTTATTTATATGTGGTTTACTAGGAATAGGGATTCTGTTTTTGTTACAGAATGCCTTCAGCAAACCTATTTATAATAAGATGTCCAATGTATGGCAAGATGATCAAGATGGTAGACAAATGGCACACATCATGATTGTTGCTATGATAGTAATTGGATTCTTATTAGGTATTCTCGTCAGTTAATTCTGCTGCTCTCCCGGAAAGTCCCTAGAATTTTTTCTAGGGATTTTTTTTATTCAATAATTTTTTGTATATTATAGTAAGTATATATTTATAAAATTAAACATCATGAGCTTAGTAGAATATAAAAGTCCAGTAGTAAAGAAACCAAAGTTTGGCTGGCAAAGATACCAGTTCGGAAACAAGTCTGCAGCTGCATTAAAGACATCTCTATGGGATGCTAACTTATCTGAAATTACAGTTATTAATGCATCCCCAGATCCAATCTTTGGACCAGTATACACAAAAGTAAAAGTTAATTTATCAAACAGCAACACTGTACCCCTACCAACAATAGAACTTAATACACAAAATTTAACAACTGCTGTTTTTAATGTTACTGATCTTATATCACTAGTACAAACATTAAATAAAATTGCGCCATACATGGGTGAATTTAGACCAAATGCAGCATATACAGATGTTGTATTAGTAGTTGATAAAACTTGGACTGATAGTTCTGCAGGTGATCTATGGAAACTTAATATTGATCTAAGTTAATTATGGTTAAGTTTGTCCCAGTATCACCAGATCCATATCTTAAAGATGATAAAGACATGGCTCCTGCTAAGTTTGGACATCTTAATGCACTCTTAGCAAATATAAGAAGAGAATATTCAGACAATGCTACAGCTTTAGCATGTGGATTAAAACCAGGAGAACTTTACAGTACTCCAGATGGAACAGTAAAAATTGTAAAATAAATAAAAATTAGAAATCATGCCAGTAGAATTAGAAGCACAAGCACCAATAGGTGGGGTTAAACCTCAACCGGTAAGAGAATTAATAGGTGTATCAGTAAAAACAATTACACCAAGTGTATATATAACAGGATTATATACAGGAAACGCACAAGCTAAAGCAGCTGAGTTAACAAGACTTATGCAAAATTTACTTGCATTTGGTATTTGGGAATCTGCTTTAGATGCTGCTAAAAAAGGAGTTCCCGCGGGAACATTTATTATTGTAGATGATCCAGCAACTCCAGTTGAAGAATTTGCAGTACAGATTGTACCAAAAATCTTTAAGAAAAAAGGTGATGCAGAAGCAATTGCAGTAGGACCAAGAGCATAAACTTAATTAAATACCCTGAGCAATCAGGGTATTACTTTTAAAACTAAGAAAGATGTTAAATAATATATCAAACTTTTTCAATCTAGTTAAAGGTAAGAGGGTAAAGAAAACCTTAGCTCCTAATGATATGATTGCTATTGGTGTAAGAAACCCAGTAACGCAAGCTGACTTCCAACCAGCTGCTATCTTTTATAAAGATCTTGCATCACAACTTGTTAGTGGTGGTATTAGTCTTACCGTTGTTGGTAATTCAGGTCCAGCATCATTAGTAGGAAGCACATTAAATGTTCCTACATATACACTTGCAGGACTTGGTGGTCAAGTAGCATTAAGTTTAAATACTTCTCCTACTTCAGGACCTTCTACATTAATTGGTAATGTATTGACTATTCCTAATTATGGAACTGGTTCACTACCACCATGGATAGAAACAGATGCTACTGATCTTACAGTATGGTGTAATGGTAAAGGTAACATTACTACAAATACAGCTTTCGGACAAGAAACTTTAAGTAGTATAACATCAGGACAGAATAATACTATTTTTGGATTTAATACAGGATCAGTTCTTACTATAGGAAGTGAAAATACTGCTTTTGGAACTGAGGCGTTACAATATACAACTACAGGAAATTCTAACACAGCTCTAGGATATAGAGCTCTTCTAAGTAACAATGGTAGTAGTAATACTGCTGTTGGTAGAGTAGCTTTAGTTTCAAATTCAACTGGAAATAACAATGTTGCAATAGGAAATGCAGCAATGTTTATAAATAATACGGGTAGTACTAATGTAGCAATTGGTAATGCTGCTATGCAGTTTAATACATCTGGTGGTATAAATGTTGCAGTAGGTGCAGAATCATTATTTAATAATACAACAGGTTCTAATAATGTTGCTATTGGTTATCAAGCATCATATAATAATACTACAGCAACTGAAAATGTAGCAGTTGGAGGAGAAGCTTTAAGGTTAAATTCAATAGGTAATTCAAATACAGCTATTGGTTGGAGAGCTTTACAAAATAATACCACTGCAGGTAATAATACAGCTATAGGAAGAGGTGCTATGGTGAGTACTACTACTGGTAGTGGCAACACTGCTGTTGGAGCTGACGCATTATTTACAAATTCAACTGGATTTAATAATGTAGCAATTGGAAATAGTGCCTTACTTATAAATAGTACAGGAAGCAGTAATACGGCTTTAGGTGTAAGTACAGTATCTGGAAATTTTAATGGTAGTACAATTTTAGGATTTGGAGCTACAGCAACTGCAAACAATCAGTTTGTAGTAGGATCTGCAGGTACTAATGCCGGATCTGTTACAGCAGAAGTAAATACTTCTTCTAATGTATGGAATGTAGTAATTAATGGAGTAGCAAGAAAAATCTTATTAGCATAATTAACTATATATTTGAATATGGAAATGACATTTACCCCAGAACAAGTAGCAAAATCAGTATTAGCTGCTTATGATAGTGTTGAAATCTATAACCAGTTAAATGGTAAGATGGATATTACTGAAGAAGAGACAGCAATATTAGACCGTAATATAGAGCACATCAGAATCATGATGGGTAAAGAATGGTTTGTTGGCGGTCTTACTAATCAACAAATAATTGAACTACAAGCAATATGACAGAAGAACAAGCAA